CTTGCCCGTGTACAGCCACAAATTCCGCAGTTAGCAATGAACAGCTGGCAACCCCATCTGTTAGGTAATTTGCTTGCTGCTAATTCAGCCCAAATTCCATTGGATGAGCAAGCAGTTCAGCTGCAACTTCGTGATCAAGCACAACAGGCTCAGCAAACTGCTGAACTATGGATGCAGGATTTGATGGGTAAAATTAATGCCGGTCAGGATGAAAATGAAATTTTAGCCGTGCTGTCTGAGCTGTATCCATCCGATGATGAGTCGGTGCTTCAGGAAAAACTGACCCAGCTAATTTTTGCTGCGGAAGTATTTGGACGCTTAAGTGCTCAGGCGGATATGGAAAATGACTAAAATTCCACAGCGTCCAGAGCTGAATGCACTTTTTGAGATGCCGCCGCAGGATGCCATCGACTATCTGCAAGCCAAAGGTTTTAAGATTGGATGGGACTGGCATGAAACCCTCAATGAAGCGCATAGCCGGGCTTTCACGGTTGCCAAGGTTGCGCGGATCGATTTGCTCCAGGACATTCGTAAGTCTTTGGTTGATGCCATGCAGCAAGGCCAAGGCCTTGAACAATGGAAAGCCAGTATTACACCAACCCTTCAAAAAGCTGGTTGGTGGGGAAAACAAACCGTCATCAACCCTGCAGGTATGGAACAAACCGTTCAGCTGGGCAGTCCGCGCCGACTGAAAACTATTTTCGATACCAACATGCATAAGAGTCTGGCCGCTGGACGTTACAAGGCGATGATGGCAACCACTGAGACTCGTCCAGTTTGGGTGTGGGTGCATATTTCTATTTCTAATCCCCGTAAAATCCACCTTGCCCGTAATGGTGAAGCACGACGCTATGATGATCCTTTTTGGCTGTACGCCTATCCACCTACAGAATGGGGTTGTAAATGTAAGGTTATTGCAAAGCGTGAAAGCGATGTTGCAGATCAGAATTTAACGATGCTTGAAACCCAGCCTGAAGATATTGAACACCAACAAGTCATCATTGGTAAAAGCAGTTTTACCGGTCAGGATGTGGTGTCAACACAAACCCGAATCCGCATCAAACAAAAAGATGGGACAGAAAGTTTCTTCAGCCCAGCACCTGGATTTAATAGCCATCCGGCATCTAGTTATTTGCTGGATGCAGAATTAAGTAAACGTGCTGTCGATCTGGTCGGTGTAGACAAAGGCACCAAGCAAATCGAGCAAATGTTGTTGTCCAGGCCACGCCTCAAAGCCCATGAAGCTTTTGTAAAAAATTCATTTAGTGATATCCCTACGCAAAATAAAACCAGCACCATCGGCGTGATGCAGCTGACTGATATCCAGTTTATGGCATCGAAGAAGCAAGGCTTTGAAAACCCGATCATTATTATGAGTGACCAATTACTTTTGGAGAAAAGACAAGTATTGGCTGATGGTGAATGGATGGATTTACCTGGCTTGCTTGCACAGTCGTGGCGTGTGCTTTGGGACCAGGAAAACAACCGCCTGTTGTATTGGCTGCCAACACTAGAGTCTTACTCAGCAGATCAGGTGGTACAGGTTGCTGTTCAGTCTAAAAATGGCGTGATGCAGATTGTCGATATTGCTGTTGTTGAACGGAGCACTGCTGTAGATCTTTTAAATTCCAATGATTATTTAGCAGTTAGATAGGTGAAGCATGAGCATTATGGAAATTAATAGTCATGAACTGACTGCAAAGATGAACCGTGTGGCTCAGGCAATGGATGATACTTCACCACTAATGGCAGCAATTGCAGGAAGTTTAGCAACGGTCACAGATGATAACTTTGCAGCCCAAGGCCGTCCGACCTGGGCCGGGCGCAAGCCTTCCACCATCAAAAGCTATCAACGTCAAGGACTAACTTATGGTGGTGTGTTACAGCGCTCTGGCGATTTAAGAGCCAGAATTGTACCCAGCTCAGATCAAAACAGTGCCAGCATAGGTAGTAACATGCCTTATGCCGCCATTCATCATTTTGGTGGAACCATCAAGCATCCAGGTGGCACCCGCTATCAGAAAGGCAGTCGCCTAGCGAGTTTCACCAAAAATAGCTTTACCGGTCCAACCTCTGGAGTGACGGGTGCGCACGATATTAAGATTGAAGCCCGCCCATACTTGCCGATGGATGCTAATGGTTTTTTGCAGCCAGAAGCTGAAAATGAAATCTTCAAAGATGTCGATTTCTACTGGAAGAAAATATTTTAATTCCTAAAAAATAATCGGAAGCCTTTCCGCCTAATCTTTTTATGTGGTCAGTTTTAAGCTGACAACATGAAAAAGACTTTATTAGTAGCCGCGTGCTCATTTGCCCTTGAGGCAACTGCCCCTGAATACCTTGTACTTATTCCTGAAGGAATATTTAAAGGTATTGATGGACGACCATTTGACGCCCCGCACTGGAATTTAACGCCAGAACGCGGTGAGCAGATTGTTGCAGCTTTAAACCAGCGCAGCATTGATATGGTGGTGGACTATGAGCATGCGACTTTAAAAGCTCAACAGTCTGGTGAACCTGCACCAGCAGCTGGCTGGCTCAAGTCAGACGGCTTTCAATACGTCGAAGGAGTTGGTGTATGTAGTAAGCAATTTGAATGGACCGATAAAGCTGCAGGCTATATCAGTTCGGAAGAATACAAATACCTTTCTCCAGTCTTTCTCTATGACAAAACCGGTGATGTTAAGCAGCTCTTACATGTCGCACTCACCAATACCCCAAATTTAGATCAACTGCCCGAAGCACGCCTAGCGGCTGCGGCACAGGATTTTTTTGCCCAAAATTCACAACAACAGGATTCAGAAATGAATGAAGAATTATTAGAGCGTTTGCGATGGATGCTGAATCTGCCTATCTCAGCAACTGCTGAAGATATCATTGCAGAACTCAATAAACTCGTTGCTCAGCTGCAAGAAATGACAGGTACAACTGTCGCAGCCAACGCGCAAAACTTATTTGATGTAGTGGCTGTAATGAATCAGCTAAAAGTTGCTGCCAATAGTCAAGCCACCCCAGATTTGACTCAGTTTGTGCCAATGGCAGTTTACCAGGAGGCCGTTGCCAAAGCTGGCAATGCTGATGCGGCTGTCAAGGCCAAAGAAATTGATGACTTGATTACGGCTGCTTGTAGCGATGGTCGCCTCACTGGTGATGCAACCATTAATTGGGTGAAGGATCAGGCCAAATTGACCCAGCAGCAGACCAGTCAGGTAAACCTTGCCGCCAATTATCAACAACATGCCCCAGCTGTAGATGAAGTTCAAAATGAAGTCTTTAACTTACTTGGCGTAAGCAAAGAAGACGCTGATAAATATGGAGTCTAAACATGAGCGGAACTAATACTTCAATAACTACAGAATACCGTGACGGTATTTTGATCCCAGTTTCTCTGGCAGCTGCTGCAATCGTACTGATGGGTACATTTGCTGTTGTGGGTACTGACGGTTATGCCGTCGCTTCGGCAAATGTAGGCGCTGCAGACCAGACCTGCATTGGAATTTGGGAAAGTGATGCGGAAAACCTTGGCGCTGCAGGTGCTGTTCAAGGTGTTGATATGGGGCAGCTTGTCTATATCCAGGATAACCAAACTATTGCCAAAACTGATAACTCAGGTGTGCTTCCAGTTGCTGGTGCATTCATGGGCTTTGACCTTGAAAACCCTTCATATGTTTGGGTGGAGATCGTTTAATGAAATTTACATCTGAAAATGCAAAGCAAGTACTTGCTCACCTATTTACTGGATTTAAAACGACTTTTAATAAGTCTTTTACTGAAACAGAAACAACCTGGGATAAAGTTGCCACAAAGGTTACTTCTACAAGTGCTGCAGAAAATTATGCTTGGCTGGGCAAGTTTCCTAAATTGCGCGAATGGATTGGTGACAAAGTTATTAAGCGCTTGGAAGGTCATGGTTATACCGTTAAAAACCGCTCTTTTGAATCAACCGTAGCGGTTCACAAGCATGAAATTCAAGATAACCAGTTGCTTGGCCTGCCAGTAATCTTTTCTTCTATGGGTGAAGAATCTAAAAGTTTCCCTCAAGATTTGGTTTTTGAAGCGCTAACGACGGGCTTTAAAAATAAATGTTATGACGGCAAGCCTTTTTACTCTACAGACCATCCTGTTGGGGATAAAGAAAAAAGTAAATTCTCCAATAAGTTTGATAAAAAACTATCTTGGGCAAGTTTAGCTGAGGCGGAAGCTGGTTATGGCGCTGCACGTTCATCAATGTCAGGTCTAAAAGATGAAAATGGCCGTAGTCTAAAAATTAAGCCTAACTTGCTGGTTGTGCCACCAGCACTTGAAACAACGGCTAAAGCATTGATGACTTCAGCCAAATTTGCTGATGGTACTGAGAATATCTTCAAAGGTACTGCTGAAGTCTTGGTAGAAGCTGGACTGGAAACAGATACCGAATGGCATCTACTTGCTACAACCAAAGCAATCAAACCGATTATTTACCAAGAGCGTCAAGTAGCAGAATTACTGGCTCAAACTGATATTAATTCTGATGATGTGTTCATGCGCGGTGAATATAAGTTTGGTGTTGAAGCACGTGGTGAAGCGGGTTATGGCTTGCCTCATTTGGCTGCAGCTTCAACAGGTACAGCTTAATAAATAAGGTGATTTGATTTGAGATGTATGCAACGGTAGATGCGATGCGGCGAAAATTTGGTGAACGTGAGCTGATTCAGCTCACTGACAATGAAGAGCCTTATTTGCACGCAATCAATATGGATAAGCTGAATGCTGCTCTTGAGGAAGCAAACAGCGAGATTGATGGTTATTTGTCACGTTTTCCACTGCCGTTGCAGATCATCCCACCATTTCTGAAAAACATTGCATGCAATATGGCGCGTTACCATGCTTGCACGGGCGCGCTAACTGAAAATGATCCAATTAAAATTAAATACCATTCTGCAGTTAAAACCTTAAAGGATATTGCTGCAGGTCATGTAGGTCTAGGCAATACTCCTGCGGGAGAGTCAAAGC